TTGCTTCGATATTTACTGGTGCACTTGCTTCCTTTGGCCTGAACACGGCCAATTCGAAGACTAAAGCAACTCCAGTTGACTGCCCTATGGTAAAGAAAAAAGAATGAAGAAATGGCTTTTACTCTTACTTCTAGCATTTCCTGCTGGAGTAAGAGCAGAGTTAGTCACGCCTCAATTCACCCAAGGCAGTATGAACTCAACAACCACTACGGTCCAAGAAGTGACGGAGGAAATAACCACCACGACTTATGGATCAGCATTAAACTCATGGTCAGGAGACAATATAACCCACTCTTCAGCGTCTTCAGGCGGAATAACGGACTCAGATTCGATATTCAATATGACAACAGCTGGCTCAGACTTCTCTCTAGAAGTAATAACAAGAGCAGCCAGCCAGGTACTGTCAGTAACAGAGATAGAAAGAGAAATCGAAACTACCTCTACTACGGTATCATTATCAGTATTCTCGCAATAGGAGCACCAGCACATGCTGAAGAGGGAGAAACCAACAATACTTCAAACCCTGTGGCAGCAGCTACAGGAAACGTTACAAATCAAGCCGTCCAGTTCCAGAATAACGGAGCCCCTTCGCGTCAGGTACTCGGACCGAACATAAGTTGTAACGGAGCTACAATGACTTTCAGCCCATTCTATATGGGCAATCATACCACTCCCTTTGATGATGAAATGACTCAACAAAGCTACACTGTAGCTGAGAACTGGGGTGGCCAGATTAACTTCATGGTCCCCCTTGATGGGTCTATTGTTGAACGTTGTAAGTCTATTGGTAAAAGACAAGAAGAAAAAATGAAGCTTGACTATGAACTAGTTAGAGCTTTGAAATGTGCAGAGCTACAACAGAAAGGATTCATGATTAGACCTGGTACACGTGTGTATCATATGTGTAGTGATGTGATCCCGATCTCTGCATTCAAGAAAGAAGTTGCTGCAGCACTAGCTAAACAGCAACCACCACCACCACCTAAGAAATGGTGGCAAAAACTTAACCCCCTAAGCAAATGATTGTATTAATTAAGCCAGTTCTATTCGCATTTATTAAGTCTACTGCAGTCAAGCAGTTAATAATAGACCTTTTAGAAGGTTTGGTATCCTCCACTGAAAACACCCTGGACGATCAGGCTGTTGCTATGATAAAACTAGCATTATTCCCTGGAGAGAAATGAAGAAAGCCACTGAAACCCAATTCAATGAATTACATAATCTCGTTACAACAGAATTCCTGAAAAGGGTGAAGAGTGGCGAGGCTACAACACAAGATTTAAAAGCAGCATGTGATTGGTTAAAGACTAATGACGTCAGCGGTGTTGCTTATGATGGTAACCCATTAGATAAACTTAATAGAATTATGCCTAAAGTAAACCCTGAACTTGTACAACGGAGGATGTATGGCTCGAAAGTTCGTAGCTAAACCTGGTCGTACAGCGCGGTTCTACCGTTCTAATCCCGAAGCTAGGGCAAAGCATTCAAGGGATGAGACAGCTCGTAATGATACACCCAAGAAGAAGAAGTATAGAGCTGATCTACAACGTCGACGTAGGGCTCTTAAGATCGACGGTAAAGGAGCAAGTACTGGTGACATAAGTCATCCTAGTATGAAGGTCGAATCAACAAAAACCAACCGCGCTAGAGGCGGAGCACAAAGGAAGTAATTATGTCCCGTACACGAGAAGGTGAAGCCGCTTATACAAGCAGAAGCGGTTATGGTAGGACCCGTAAATGGATCTTATTTAAAGATAACAAAGATGTTAGAAAAAGAATTTGGCATCTAGTAAATAATGAAGGTAAAGTCATTAGAAAACAGACAGGTGCAGTAAATGTTGGTGGCAATGCAGCTGAAGCTACAAGAAGGAGTGAATCAGCCTTTCGATCAGCAGCTCAAACTACTTCTGGAAGAGGCGCAGGTAGATCTGCATTTTCTACTAGACCTCCAAAGAAAAATAATAAGAAGGAAAGCCCTGATGCAACAGAAGGACCAAAAGATAATACAACAGAAGGACCAAAAGATGATAAAGATGAAAAACTAAAGAAAGTCCAAATAAACCAAGGCGCTAATTCTGTGCCTACTAATACTAACAAGGAAGCCCCTAAAACGAAAGTAAAAAAAACTGATGCTGAGAAGCACAACGAAGGCATCAAGAAAGCTGCAGAAAACTTACCAGAGCAGAAAGAAGTAGTAGCTAAAGAGCTTGAAGGTAAAATACGTCGAATGGGTATGAGTGGTAAACGTGGTATACTAGGTATTAAGAAAAGAAAGGCTATGGAAGCTGAAATTAAAAGGCTTAGAAAGAAGAAGCCGGATGATGAACAGAATAAAAACGGTAAGCATTGAGGTAGGGTAGATGGCAGCTAAGAGAAAACCATTAGTAATCCCTGCACACCTTTTAAAAGAAAATACAAAAGCTAATAGGAAGGAAATTGGAAAACTTATTAAAGAAAGATTAGATTGGAATAAAAAAAACCTTCCTCCTAGCCAGTACCGAGACGGTATTCCTGAAGGTAAGTTCAAGTTTGGTGATATAGAAATTGAAATTAGTGGCGCAGGCGCTTATTCGCGTACAGGGAAAGGACTTTCATTACCAACAGTTACTGATGCAGAGAAAATCAGGGCTGCAGAACTAGTCAAACAAACTTCTAAGAAAGGTGGTGTAAAAAAAGTCACTTATGGTAGAGGTGCTAGAGGGCTTAAAGCAGCCATGCAGGATCACCATATTAGATTTAGAACTCTATTTCAACCTTTTTATGAAGGATTAAACGAAAAAGATGCTAGAGAACTAACTGAGTGGTTTGTTCAAGGAAAATCTCCTTTAGGTAATGTTCTAGAAAATTTAGAAGGTGTTGATGCAGATTTACATGAAGAATTAGACAGGTCTATACATCAATGGGCAAAAGAAAATCAAATTCAAGTAGATCAATTTTCTAAAGAAGAGTGGGCTAGAGGAGATCGAAACATACCTATAGATCCTGATACTGGAAAAGTAAAAATAAGTGAGATAACTGATCTACCTGAAGTTAAAGGTGGTGCCTCTGGTGAATGGTTTGTAGGTAAAGATGAGATAAACCCAGCAACAGGTAAACGCTGGTCCCTTATCGAAATGAAAGCAGAACAAATTCGCCGAATTCAAAATGCTAAGTTTCCACAGATTGGTGGAGATTTGAATGCACGTAAGAATGCTGCTAGATTATATTTAGATACTATTGAAGAACCTTTATTAAATAAAACAGCTGAAATTCTTGAAGAACAAGATTTAAGATATGCTGCTAAAGATCCTACGCATAAAACTAAAACAAAAGCTCAGTGGTTACAGAGATGGGATGAAAGTTCAACAGCTGGTGCTAGAACTTCTGAATGGTTAGAAGATGTAGCTGAGAAGAATCCAGATCTAGATGTAAGAATGTCTGATATAGACGACATAATTGCAAACCCTGATGCACCTCTTAGTAAAGCTGCGTCAAAACGTTTAAAAATTAAACCAACTAGTGGTGCTTTAAAGAATTTTAAAAGATTCGGTATAGGTGGAGCTACACTATTAGGACTACCTATCATTGGTGGTGAGCAAGGTCATGCAGCAGGTTTATATACTAAAACTGGTGATGCTGTACACCTTAAAGATTTCGGTATTGCTACTGCTAAAGATGTTGCTTATGGAGCTGGTTTTACTACAGCCGCTAAGATTGTTGCACAAAGACAGCTTACTAGAGGTTTAATTAAACAAGGATTAGTTAGAGGCGCATTAGGTGCTGTCAGTGGTCCTGTAGGTTGGGGTTTACTTGCTTATAGTGCTTATGATACAGCAAACCAATTTACAAAAGCATATACAGGTACAAGTATAAATCAACGTATCGGTAACTTATTTATAAATAGACCAGATGATTCTATTAATAGAGTAGCTCTAGGACAACTCTAGAAGCCCCTACAACCCCCTTCAAATAACAATTATGTACATTCTATCATGACACACATTACAACCCCCTTAGAGAGGCATATATCATGCACGGTATGATCGGTTTACTAGGTGGTCAATATTCCAAGGATTATCGAAAGCAATTTGGCTGGACTGAGAAAACAGGATTAGAGTTAAACAAAGCTGCTCTGCAATGGCATAAAGGCGGCAGGCAATCTGACTTTGAAGCTAAACCTGAAGGTTGGTTATCTAGAGATGAGATGACTTCTCAGATAAGCGATCTTAATAAAAGATATGATTCTTTAAAAATAGACTACGATAAAATGTCTCAACAACGTGCTCCTACTGTACAACAAAGTAATCCTAATTGGAGAGATGTACATGGTGGTTACGGTTCACAAGACACCAATGTTGATAATGTAAAGATAGCTGCTAAAAAGAAGACATCTTCAACACCTCAACAAGCTCAAACATATACTGGTTCAGCTAGCTTATGAATAACGTTGTAACCGCCCTACAAGATGATTTCAAACTATTCCTTCAAGCATTATGGGAACAGCTCGACTTACCTAGTCCAACTCGTGCCCAGTACTCAATTGCTGACTACTTACAGAATGGTCCAAAGCGTCTCCAGATCCAAGCCTTCCGTGGTGTTGGTAAGTCTTGGATTACTGGAGCGTTTGTTCTTTGGACTCTATTTAAAGATCCTGAAAAGAAAATAATGATTATCTCTGCCTCTAAAGAGAGAGCAGACAACATGTCGATCTTCCTACAAAAACTAATCATTGAAACCCCATGGCTATCTCATCTCAGACCGAAATCAGACGACTCTCGTTGGAGTCGCATCAGCTTCGACGTACTCTGTTCTCCTCACCAAGCCCCAAGCGTAAAGTCGGTGGGCATCACTGGGCAGCTGACAGGAAGTCGCGCAGATTTAATGATTTTGGACGACATAGAGGTTCCTGGAAACTCCATGACGGAGTTAATGCGTGAAAAACTTCTTCAGCTCTGTACGGAAGCCGAGTCTATCCTTACCCCCAAAAATGATAGTCGTATTATGTATCTCGGGACTCCTCAGACTACTTTTACTATTTATCGTAAGCTGGCAGAGCGTTCGTATCGTCCCTTTGTTTGGCCAGCCCGATATCCAAGAAAGTCGAAACTTAGTCAATATGAAGGACTCCTAGCACCACAGATCCAGGAAGATCTGGATGATGGTGCAGAAGAATGGGATGTAACAGATCCTGATAGATTTGCTAATGACGACCTACTCGAACGTGAAGCATCGATGGGTCGTTCTAACTATATGCTTCAATTTCAACTCGACACGAGTCTAAGTGATGCTGAGAAATTTCCTCTTAAGATGTCTGATTTGGTTGTCACTAGCGTCAACCCTAGCATGGCTCCCGACGCTTGCGTATGGTGCTCAGACCCGAAGAACGTCATCAAAGAACTCCCTACAGTTGGCCTCCCTGGTGACTACTTTTACTCTCCTATGCAGTTACAAGGAGAATGGACACCTTATTCCGAAACAATTTGTAGCGTGGATCCCTCTGGACGTGGTACCGATGAAACAGCTGCCGCCTACCTATCCCAAAAGAATGGATTCCTTTATCTCCATGAAATGCGAGCTTATAGAGACGGATACTCAGACAACACTCTCCTAGATATCCTTAGAGGTTGTAAGAAGTATAATGTAACTAAATTAGTCATAGAAACTAACTTTGGTGATGGTATAGTTAGTGAACTATTCCGTAAACACTTACAACAAACTAAACAAGCT